ATCTCTAACCACATTTATTACACTATCTGTTTGTTGTGTGGGGGTATTTAGTATCTTATCAGATGGTTGATTAAATGCTGAACTAACCGTTTGTGCTGCTGGTATAGATTCTTGATATGGAGTGTTCTCCTTTATAGTTTCTATATTCTTTTTTTCATCTAAAAATTTTTCGGCTTCTGCTTGAGAGGCAAATCCAGAATATTCAAAAGTGTTGTTAGAATATCTCTTAGCATAACGAAGATTCCCGTTTTGGGACTCTGTTTTTTGTTTAGTTATTCTAATTTTATCTTCTTCTGCCATAGAATTATTTAACCACTCAAATTAGATACAGGCTTATCCCTGAAAAGACATGGCTAATAATTTTAAATTATCTCTATAATGCCCTTTTGTATTAAAAGAAGGACTAGTATAAGTTTCGTTTGATCCATTAGACGCCATAGGAGACATCATCCCAGCATTTTGGAATGATGGTGATCCAGAATTAGCTCCATTTGCCACTAGAACCTCCATCAATTGGTTACTTCTTCTCAATTCTACTAATTGATCTCTCATAATATCCAATTGTAATTCAGATGATTGAGTTATTGCTTCTTTTATTCCGTTATCATTCTGTACATTTATATTTTTAATCTGATTTAAATCAGATTCCATCTGTACCGCTTGAAATTTTTTGTATGCATCAGAAAATTCGGATATACCATATGCCAAATCTATGACTGGTTTAGCCATTAAGGTCAAGTCTTTAATTAAATTTGTTAAATTAAGGTCGGTGGTTAAACTCCTAAGACCTTCACCCATAAATTTTAATCCTAATCCTAATTCATATATTTTACCAGAATCAATACTTTCAAATTTTTTAATTTTACTAACAGGATCTGATTTAAAAAACCCAGTAACCGAATCTATCATAGAAGATCCAAGATTTCCTAATGACCCCATAAACATTCCTTTGAGTCCTTCACCCAAAAATATCAAACCTTTTCCAATTTGTTCAAAATTAATCTGATCTACTCCTGCATATTTAAATAAATTTTCGGCAATATTACCTATCAAATCTGATATTTTATATACCACATCAATACCCATTTCCATTAGCTTAGAAAAAACACCCACTCCCGCCACAAAAAGGCCGAATTTAGCCATAGCAACTGTTGATGACTCCAATCCACCTATAATACTATCCCAAGGCTTATCAGCAAACTCCATAAGATTGTTTGCCAATACTCCAGCTAATATAGAAAGATCATATAATACTGCTGATCCTGTGTCCATTACTGAACTTCCAAAAATTTTGACTATTGCTCCCATTCCTGCTACGGTTTTTGCAAAAGACCACATGCCGTCAGAAGCACCCCTTAAACCAGGTACTATTTCGTCCCAAGGTCTTCCCGCAAATTGTTGTAAGTTCGATGCTAATAACCCAGAAACATGTGCCAATTTCATTAAAACTGCACCACCAGCTACCATGAATGGAGCTGCTAATACAGCCAAAACTCCCATTTTTGCTACAGTTTTACCAAAAGTCCACATTGCCATTGCTGATCCAGATATTCCATTTGTTATTTCATTCCAATCATGTCCAGCAAATTTACTTAAAGAATCTGCCATATATCCAGCAACAAAGGAAAGTCCAACTATAGCAATAGCACCAGCACCAAGCAATAATGCTGCTACTGGATTGGCAACCAATGCTCCTATTGCTGCTACTGCTAATCCAAATGCAACAATAGCTAATGTAGCTAATCCCAAACCTTTAAAAATCTCTTTCCAGTCTTTATTCGCAACTTTAGTTAACGAATCTCCCAAATATCCGACAACAAAAGACAAAGCCAGCATCGTAGCTGCACCCATAAGCATGTTTGCACCACCTTTTTTTGATAACTGACCAATAACATAAGCAATTGCACCCATCCCAATAATTGCTAATCCAGCATTAGCTAAACCTTTTAATAATAAAGTCCAATCTAAATTTGCCATTTCAAGAAGCATTGGTATAATTAAAAATTTCAACATCAACGAAAGAATAAGTACTCCACCCATAGATTTCATCACTTCTCCTCCTTTAATTTGTTCAGCACCTTTCATTGCAAGCAAACAAGCACCAAATACTAATGCTAATTTAACTAGTCCTTCAATTAATTGTTCATATGGTATTGATGTAATATGTGTAATTAATGGTATTACCAGAAATCCTACTATTAACGCAAATAGACCAAATCCTTTAGTGTTTTGTATCACCTCACTAGATTTGATCATACTCATCAATTTTAACACTCCAATACAAGTTGCAAACACTACTCCCAATTTAATTAAACCTTCTATTAATGTTGATGCATCTATTTTAGTTAAAGCCAGCATCATCGGTATAATTAAAAATAAAATAGTTGCAGACAATATACCAAAACCAACAGCAGCACTTTTAATCCCGCCTCCAACCTTTCCAACAAATATAAACATTGCTACCACCGCACCCACAACACCTAATACTTTGAGTAAATTACCAGTATCTATCATATTGGATTTTACTAAAGCGTTTATAATTAACACTAATCCAACACCTAGTGCCATCAATCCAGCAATATTACCCAAATTCATTGATCCTCCACCAGAATCCTTTGGTTTTTTATTTAAAATATCTGTGTTTACTTGAATTAATTCAGATAGCTTTTCATTTAAACCAGTTGCTGCTAATTCAGCTCTTACAAAATAATCAGTTACTATTGTTCTAAAACTTTCCCATTTCATTCTCCTAAGAAGTAAGTCCCAACCTCTGGCTATATCTCTACCGTTAGGAATAGATCCAAATAAATCTAATATTCCCTTTTTTATTGTTTCTAATTTACTATTAGTCTCTGTAAAAATTGGTTCATAATCTTTTGGAACATTAGTGGACACAATTAAAAGAGAACTCTGTATAGCCTGAAAATACGATTCATAATCTTTAGGAACATTAGTAGCTATAGAATTTAAAGATCCTTCTATAGCTTGGAAGTTTAGTTCATAATCTTTAGGAACATTAGTAGCTATGGAATTTAAAGATCCTTCTATAGCTTGGAAGTTTGTAGTATAATCCTTTGGGGTATTTGTAGCTATGGAATTTAAAGATCCTTCTATAGCTTGGAAGTTTGTAGTATAATCTTTTGGTAAATTTGATGATATTCTTGATAAAGATGTTTCTACATTTTTTAAATTTTGTGTATAATCCTTTTTTGTATTATTAAAAATAGAATTTAACGAAGTTTGTAATTTAGAAAATATTGATGTATAATCTTTTGGTAAATTTGATGATATTCTTGATAAAGATGTCTCGACAGTTTTTAAATTTTGTGTATAATCTTTTTTTGTATTATTAAAAATAGAATTTAAAGTAGTTTGTAATTTATCAAAAATTGATGTATAGTCCTTTGATCCTTCTTCTGGAAGATCAAACTTTTTTTCTAATGAAAGAAAGTTTGATGTATAATCTTTAATTTTTGAAGCTATACTAGATAATATTTGATTTGATGCAGATATACCATTAATACTTTTAGTAGAAGTATTTGCATTTATAGTGACTAATGAATCTACGCTTTTTGATATTTTTTTAAAAACCGATTCTGTATTTTTAAAAAATGATGTTATTTTTAATTTATCATCAAATATTTTAACATTACTTTCCGAATCACTTTTTTTAAACCCAATACCTAAAACCTTTTTATATTCGTCTGCGGTTTCTTTTGCAATTGCTCTAGTTCTAGCCTTTTCTGAGGTATCTAAGGTAGATTTTAGTTTAGGTTTTCCCCCTTTATCAGAAATACCCACAGAAATACCAATAGTTGCAGCGATCTTCTGCAACTGTTTGGTTATCGAATCTAGATTTGATATTAGTTTAGTATCATCCACCAATAATATTTATACCCATTTATTCTTTAGAGAACAATCTTGCATCAATTGGTAATGATTCTCCGTCTACCGTTATATAATCCATCTCTTCTTTCCTGAATTGTTGGATATATTCTAAAATTTGATTATTCAGTGTAGCAGGAATATTCTCTATAATAGTTAAACGATCCTTAATAGGAAGTTTTGACATATCTACAACAGATTCTTCACCAATTTCAATTTTTGAAACAAATTTAACAATTTCATAAATAAATAAAGATCCTACAGTTTCACTAATTTCTTCGTCTTTATTTTTTCTAGACTTTTCCAATTGAATATTATTAATTTTAATATCATCTTCCAAAGAAACTAAATCTAAATGTGCTTTTAATTCGGTTCCAGTCAATTCAATAGCATGTTGACTAGTAGAACTATATTGTAACTTTTTAACAAGAATACGATCTAAATTAAAATTAATTTGTTTACCATCTTGCTTAACGATAACTTCAGAACCAAATGATTGCCTTCTAAGAGCAATAATTATAGGATATTTGTCAGTAACAACAAATGGATGTTTTTCTACGGAATTATCAATTATAATTTGATTTATTGTATTACTGATAGTAATACCAGAAAGTGTTCCGTCCAATCCACTTTTAATTAAATCTTTTTGTTGTTTTACAGAAATTGGTTTAAAATCAACACTTTTTCCAACAGAAGGAACATAAACAGACACTAAATTTGAATCATTAATCTCTTTTAATTTAGATAGGATGTTATTAACACTCATAATATGATTTATACTGTGAAGAAGGAATTACAAGAGATTATATAGGAGTTAAAATTTAGGAGCTGATGGCATCGACGGCATTGGAGGCAATTTAGGCATACCACCAGAAGACCCATTTTGCTGTTCTTCTTGTTGTTTTTTCATGTCTTCGTTATACAAATTAATAAATATTTTGCAATCATTCGGAGTAATAGACATATAATGTTCCAAAGACATATTTAATTTAGTATATAATATATATTGTAATTCGTAATAATTTTTTAAATTTTCTCCAAAAAGAGATTTTATAAACACAAATAAAGTATTATCAAATGCATTTAATGTTAAATTTTGCATCCCCATTTTTAAATTTTCTTGAATAATACTAGCATTTTTAAAAATGTCTTGTATTTTATTGATATAGTCCATAATATCTCCTGTTAAAGAAATTGGAATAATTTCCATTATATCAACTTTTTCTTTTTCTGTCAAGTTATTAAAAAATATACATTCATCATTAATTTTTATTTTGTTTATTATTTCTTTATAAATTTGATCTATATCTTGTATTAATAAATTTTTGGGAAGAGATATTGTAATTTCTAAATTATCAGAAGTTATTATTTTTTCATAATCAAAATCTTTTATTTTTTTTACAATATTATTAATAATACCGCTTAATGAAAATTCGGTTTTTACATTATTTGTTCCAAGTATGCTTATCTTGCTTCCCGAAGATATAATCTTAGAACTTAAAATTATTATAAATTTATCTATGTTAGATAAATCATTTAATACATTTTTTTCAAACAATACTTCACTTACAATATAATTCAAATAATCTGATATACCTTCATCATCATTATTTGTTATAAATTTAGATAATTCTAAATAATGTTTATTGACTAATGGCTCTACTCTAACAAATTTTTTAATAATTGGTAAATATATTTTATTATTAAATTTCATTAAGTCCTATTAGTAGCTGGATCGACTACATAAGTATAATGATTATATATCCATGATACAGAATTTATCAATGGTTCTTCTGTATCGTATTTTAATATTTTTTCTGGAATGTCTATTGGAACACAACCAGTAAATATGTGATTTATTCTTTCTGGTTTTTTTGATTTACCGCTTTCTCTGGTAAATTCTCTAACGGTAATTGTTGATTTTATAGAATTACCTGTTCCTATGTCTATTAATCCTTTATAAGAAGCAGCAATAATCCAAGGTCTAATTAATCCTTCGACAAAATCTACATTAGTTTCTAGAAAATCAATGTTTAAATGTCTTCCTATATTATCTAACCTATCTCCAGCAATACTACCCTTTAGATAACCAGCCATCCCATCTACACCCGCACTGCCTACAGTAAAAGATTCTTTAGGCATTTTAACCGATTGAGCAAAATAAAGACCCAACCCATCAATATTGGGTTGGGTCTTATTATTAAGTAATTTAGTTTGTATGCTAGGTGATACTTTAAAATTATGAACATCTACATCAGTATAATCACCTATAATTGAAAACAAATTATTCCCAGCATCTGGTTGAATCACAACAGTCCATTGAGTTTTTAAGGGGAGAGCATATGCCCAATCTCCCCCAAGTAAATCTAAAAAATTATTTACTAAACTTGGCGTTTGTGTTTCCGCTGGCATTAAACTATTTAACTATTATTTGCAGTAACACCATTATTATTTTTGCGATGGAAGAAATGGTAGGCAACTCCTACGTTGAATGACATAATTGCGCCATTACCATCAGCAATACTATAAGATATTTCACCAACATTACGAATTGAACATCCAATCAATTCATATTGAGAAACTACGTCTAAACGCTTATCTAATTGTAATAGTGTTATTTTGGAAAAACGATTTGTAATAGAACCACCAGTTCTACCACTACCAGCTAGACCGAAAACATTACCGAATGTTCTGTGAGATTCATTCATTAATCTTTCTCTGATAGTGGAAGTTTCTGGACAGTAGAATTCCATTTCGTAGCTTTCGCTACCAGGATATTCAACGGAACCGGGAACATTAAAGGTCTGACCAGCATATTTTACTTGATGATTGACAATTGTACGTCCTGGTAGTTTAGCGGTTCTAGCGTACAATAGATCGGTAGGATCTAATATTAATGCTGGTCCTCTAAGACCATCTATTACTATTGATTCCACACGGAATAGATAATCTCTTGAAAAATCATCTATAATTGCATTATCGTAAAACGTATTGATTACTTGATCTGTTTGCATATGTATTATTATTTATTGTTAAGCACCAATTATTTCGTTAAAGTTAGATCCAGTAGAAGTTGCGTAGAAGTTCACTAATATGAATTCTGCGGAACGAACAGGCTTGATATAAATATCAACAACTAATTCATTTTGATCAATTACTGCTGGAGTATTATTTCTTTGATCACAAACAATTTGATAATCATATAACCCTTGGGTATTTTTAGCTCTATCAAAAATAGGTGATAGTGTCGCAACTACGCGATTTCTTGTGAATGATGTATTAGGTTCAAACACAAAATATTTTGTGGTTTTTTTAGTAGCTTTTTCTAAGTACAAGAACAATCTACGAACATTAATACGATCAAATGCACTTGGTTGACGTAGTAAGGTCTTTTGACCAAAAATATTCATACCATCATTTGGGAAGAATGCCACGGGATTTATAGATATTTTATAAAGCATGTCACGTTCCTTTTGTTTTGGTGCAATTGCTAATTGTATTGCATTAGTAATACGTCCTCTGGTAAATCCAGCAGGTGCATACCAAGGTTCAAAGTCTTTATCGACATTTGCCATATCAGCAGCAGCAAATCCAGAGAATGGAACCCATATATTTATGCCTGAGAAAATATCATTAACTTTCACCCAGTTTCCGTAAACAGTAGAATAGCTACTATTTGCGGTTTCGTACATGTGGCGTAATGGATTGTATATGTATTGCGAGAATGACTTATTATGATCAGACATTACCAAGTTATTTGAACCAGTAATGAATATCTGTCTCAAAGGATCTGCAATGAACAAACAGTCTTTACGAAGTTTTGAACAGAAATTATCAAAAGTTTGGAATATTGTACGATAGTTTAGTGTAACACTATCTCTATCATCTTGAACATTAGCCATTTCATTTTGACAAATTGCTTGCACGCCTTTGATTAATCCATCAGAGCTTTGAGCATCATCGAAATAATTAACATGGTTTGCACATGCGGTTGCGTAGATAGTTCCTAGACCAGCTTCACAAACAATATCCAAATCAAACAATTCATCGTTTTCAATCTTACGAAGAGTACGATCTATTTTAAATGGAAGTGAACCAATGCTCTTTCCAGTAGTTGTGAAAGAAGAATAGCAACCAATTGGAAATAGTGCATCAGAACTATCTAAGTATTGACGAATTTGCACCAAATCGTGTAAATGGTATCCATAAGATCCTGCTAAATTTTCGTAACTAGAAGTTAAATT